CTGACGGGTTAGGGCGTTGCTCACAGGTTGATGCTTTGAGTGACGACAACTCTGTATGTTCTATTGTACTGCCTTCTTATTATTGTGGTACCTATTGTTGCTTACCTCAGTCTTACAGGCGTTACACCATGAGGCGTACCCGTTGCCCGTTGGCTTGGTGGTGTACTCAGACCAAGGCTGGTAGCGATTGCAATTGGTACATGACTTACCGGCCTCGTCTACGCGCTGTGCTCTGCGGTAGTTGTTGAGCGGTACCAGCGGCTTACCGTCTAGGTAGTGCTTGTAGTGCGTGCCGCATAGTTGACGGCTTATCACTCTTACCGGCCTGTCACAGCCCTCTACTCCACATGTCATTACCGGCCCTCCCTTCTCTCTCTGCTTCGTTCAATACCTGCCATGCCCTGCGCTCTGCGTCCCATGCGTCGGTGTACGCACGCTCAGCGTCCTTGATTGCCTGCTTGGCCGCTGCTGTGCGCTCCTTGGCTTCTAGGTACTTCTGCTTTGCTTCCTCTACTGACACTCATGCTCACTTCCTTTCTTCACTAAGTACACCTTGTCACTCACCTTCACTAGCCCGTATACCTTGGCTAGCCGTCGCTCTTTGAACTTGCCCACCAGCCACATCACGTTCAGTACCGCCGATACACCTAGCACGCTGTCTGTTGTTAGATACTCACTCACTCTGTACCGCGCCCATCTAGCAAGGCGTCGTACTCTTCGTCTGTTAGGGCTTCCCAATCAATACCGGCCCACTTGGCTGCTTCTGCCTCAAACGCCAGTGACAACTTGGTCAGCACTTCGGCTACCTCGTCGTCTCCTAGTCCGTGCTTCATCTGCCAGCGCAAAACGCTGGCATTTAACTCTTCAATCACGCTTCCTCAAATCTCCGTTCTAAGCGTTTTAGTTTTTGTAGTGGACTCCTGGCCCACACTTGCCCTGTTTGTTTTTCCTAGGGCTGTTTCTGTGCCTCTCAGGCACCTTCTGGGTTGTCTGGCACCCAGCAATCCCTATGTGCAACCTTCTTACCGGCCTCTTTCGTTGGGTCGAACCAAATGAACTGACCCAATCTGATGCCCTCGTGGCACACAGCGCATGTCGTATCAAAGTTGCTGATAATCAGTCGCTTGTCCCCATGTACCTCAAAGGTTGCCGGACTCTTCTTCTTTTCGTTTCGCTTGTACTTCTCTTTAGCAATGTCGTACAGCGTGTCCTTTCGGAGCCTGCCTAGTTTCCCGTTCATGTCACACGCCTAAGTCTTGGTCATTAAGTCCAACGGCTGTGGCAAGCACTTCTACCCGTGCAATGAGTTCGTCCAACTCAGTCTTGATTGCATCTAGTACGTCTTTCACCAGTCCTCCTGCATAATTGATACCGCTGCTTGTCGCGGCTTGTTAGCCCAGGACTGGAAACGAACCTCGTCTACTGCCTGTCGCTTCTCACTCCACTCTTCGTCTGTTGCAGACGTACCGTCTGCGATTGACGAACTATCTCCCTGGTCTTCGCTTCGCTCAGACACCAAAGAGAGAGTTGGAGTAGTTGAAGGTTCTCTTTGGTTAGGAGAGTCTTCAACATCTACCGGCGCGATAGCGTCGGTATCTACACTCAATGAATCTTCACTACATACATCTTCACTTAATACATCTACAGTAAATGGGTGCTCAATCTGAGACTCTGTAGTCTCAATCTGAGACTGAACAGTCTCAAGTTGAGACTCATCAGTCTCAAGTTGAGACTCATTACCCTTAGTGACAGTCTCAATATGAGACTCATTAGATGTATTAGCAGTCTCAAGTTGAGACTGTTCCGGTAGTAGTGGGATGAGATTCCCATTCAATTCGGTAAAGAATCCAGTCTCAAACAGAGACGGGCGGTGCCTAAAGTAAGTGGCCCTGGCAATGCCAACAGCGTCAAAGGCATCCTGATTCTTCCAGTAAAGCCCTGGCTGCTGCTTGCCCTTTGGTGACCAGTTAATGACCTTGGCTAGTTTCAAGGCGACTAGCAACGCACCATCTGAGAGAAGACCTGCGGCTTGTGCTTCTACAAGCCTGTCTTCCCATTCATATCTCTTCATACTTCTCCTTAAATGACAGAACGCCCTAGGTCGGCAATGACCTAGGGCGTTCCGTAATTTCATTTAAGGAATAGCGTGACCTTTCGTCCATTGCCTGACAGTAGGATTGTTCTATGTAACAAGTATAGCATAGTTCTATACTTCTGCCAAGTTCTGTAAACGATTAGCCGTGAAGAAGCGCTCTCTAGGAGTATACAGCACGGGCGGTAGGTCAGGCAACTCCAACTAATGTTAACTAATGATTGTGCCGCACTCCCACTAATGTTAGTGTGCTCCCATGGCAACTCTAGAGAGACGGGAGCAGACTCCCGGCAAGGTCACCTACCGCGTTAGGTGGTGGGCTGACGGCAAGCAACGGTCCAAGTCGTTCCGCAGCAGAGACGACGCACGACGCTTCAAGGCTGTCCTTGAAGGCGACTTGGTTAACGGGTCTTACATCGACCCCAAGGCAGGCACGGTCACGTTGGCTGTCTACGCAAAGCAAGCACTACCGGCGCTAACGCTAGACGTGCGCGTGTCTACACGCGCACGCATCCTGTCCGTCTACAAGATTCACATTGAGCCTGAGTTCGGCTACCTGCCTTTGACGGCTATCACTGGACAGGCGGTAGGTGAGTGGGTTGTGCGCCTCATGGCCCACAACAGCCCTGCAAGCGTCAGGAAAATCGTTCACGTCCTGCGTAGGGTCCTGGGCCACGCGGTAAACGACGGGCTTTTGAAGGGCAACCCTGCGGCTGCTGTGAGGCTTCCTGCGGAACCTAGGCACGAGCAACGGTTCTTGACCCAAGCCCAAGCCATGACCCTGGCTGACTGCATCGCTCCCAGGTTCAAGGCCATGGTGCTGGTGGCTGTCTTTGGTGGCCTGCGCTTTGGTGAGTTGGGTGGCCTACAGCGCAAGCACGTCAACGCCGCTAAGAACACAATCACCGTCAAGCAGACGTTGGTTGAGGTCGGGTCTGAACTCACGCTTGGTCCTCCCAAGACCAAGACCAGCATCAGGACTGTGACGCTGCCACGCTCCGTCATGGCTGCGCTGGTGGAGCACCTGAACCGGTACCAGTTGGATACCTCTCCCGACGCTCTGGTGTTCACGGGCCAGCGGGGCAAGTCCCTGATGCGTAACAACTGGTACCGGCACTACTGGCAGCCCGCCACCAAGTCAGCCGGTATGGAGGGTTTGCGGTTCCATGACCTGCGCCACACGTTCGTAGCGCTGTGGGTCTCCCTTGGTCGTAACCCCAAGGAAGTCAGCAGGGCAGCCGGTCACTCGTCTGTAGCGTTCACACTCGACAGGTACGGGCACCTGTATGAGACAGACCACGACGGCCTAGCCGACGAACTAGACACGCTCCTAGGTCACGTCAGGCCACATGGAGAGCCGTCTAGCGACGAGGACACCGCCCGTGCGAGCGTGGCAGCAGAGCGCCACGCCGCTGGGCAAACCTTTCACGGCGGTAGCACGGGTTCGAATCCCGTTGGGGGTGCTGGCTGATTTCACGCCTAACTAGGCACAGGGACGGTCTTTCGGGACCGTCCCTGTTTCTGTTCCTAGGACTCGCTAGGACACGTCAGGTCACGGCAGGCCGTCTGAGGGCCGTTCACATGCCGACAGGCTCAGGCCCTAGGTCACGCCCTGAAATTTCCTCACAGCGGCTCTCAGCGCTGCTCAGGCCCTACGTAGCCCTACCGCCTAGTGACGCTGGTGTGTGCAATTGGTCTGTACAACCAAAGAAATGGCTACCGGCGCTGCCTAGCGTCCGTCGCCATGAACTCACTCATTGCTCTGGGCTGTCTTGTCATCCTGACGCCGGTACTTCTCTTTGGTCTAGTAATCCTTTGGGCGATACACCCTGTGGTCTGCATTGGTTTTGTGATATTAGTTGGTGCGGTAGTCATTAGTTCTTCTAAGTGAGGTTGCGATGGGACGCAAGTACGTACTGCTAGATGACTTCGACGGGAAGGAACTCCCCGACGACACGACTCCGGTCAACCTGAGCCTTGGGCGTACCACGTACGCCCTGTACCTGTCGGAGAAGAACCACGGCAAGTTGCTAGAGGCTCTGAACCCGTTCATTGAGAACGCTGAGACGGTCACGGGCACGCCGCGCTCTACCCCTGCGGCTCCCAAGGCGTCTAGTGCCGACAAGGAGCACAACAAGGCCGTGCGTGCTTGGGCACAGGCCACCGGCTACACGTTCAAGAACGCCGCTGGCGAGGACACCACGCTTGGTGACCGTGGACGCATCCCCCAGGAAGTCTTTGACGCCTACGACGCTGCTAACTGACGATGCCGTTCCGTGCCATGTTGGTCAGCGGTATGGCTATGGGCTTGGTCCTGGCCTTGCTGGTCATGGGTCTTAACCCACTAACATGGCTAATGGCAGCAGTAGTAGCAGCACTCTGATAGACATATAGCAAGAGGGCCGGTCATTCGACCGGCCCTCTTGTGTTGTTACATGAAGGCACTCAGGATTTCCATTACATCGAAAACGAACTTAACCATCTGGGCCGTATCAACCCATTCCTCAGTAGCGTCAGACGCTTCTTGGAGTGTGTCACCCCAGGTTTGGGCTACTCCTGGGTGAGAGTCAACCCCAGCGTTGTAAACCTCTTGGCTCTTAACGTTGGGCCACTGACCACCCCACTCGTTTAGTTTGTCGCTAGCGGCTGGGTGGGCGTAACCCTCCCAAAGAGTCTCTTGTCCAGCGTTTGCCGGTGTGGCACTGTCCAGAACTTCCATGGCACTATCAACGGCAGCGTAGTAGAGCAACTCCAAGATGAGATTCTTGGCTTCACCAAGGCTAATCTCAGCCAACTGGTGTTACCGACCCAAGAATGTCGTCAATACGCTGGTTGATAAGGTCTTCTAGGCGCTGCCTCTTTAGGCCGCTCTTCCAGCCCACAAGGTTGCCGTAGCCGGTAATCTCAGGTTGAGACAGGTCTACGAAATACTCTTGGTCATCACCGTTGCGCTGTACTAGTTCCTTACCGGTCTTGTCCTTGATGTTCTTCACCATCGCACCAATCGGCAAAGCCTCTTTGGTGGAAATGTAGATAACTGTGGACATGTTCGGGGCAAGTAGACATGCAAAGGTCTCTTCGTACGTCCAAGTGATTGTCTGAGACCCGTCAGGGTTGTTGACCGTGACGGGTAGCCAGAGTTCAGCGGACGACGTGAAACGGTAAAGTGCGTCGGTTCTCATCAGTCAGTCACCCAATCGTTGTTGCGCTGTGGGCGACCGTAGAGACTGCCGGTCTTGATACTGCGCGGACGCATCCAAGACAGACGGTGACACGCAAGCATTGCCAACGGTGACACCCATGGTGACGTTGTGTTGCCCTGCTGGAACATCATTGAGTTACCGAACATAGAAGTCTGGAAGACGTTCATCTGTTCATAAACCATAATGTCGTTGTCCTTCTGGTAGGCCGCTTGGAAAGCGGTAGCCCTACCCAGCAACATCAAGTCCTCAGCATCTTCTACGGACGGTTCAACTCGACCGGTATATGACTCGATGATGTACTGAGCCATAGCAATGGTTTCGTTGGTTACGTCGTAGCCTGTGATGCTCTTAACCTGTTCAATCGTTGTGTACATTAATTGACCCTCCCGAATTCACGAACACGGATTGTGTGTGTTCGCGTGTAGTCACGGCTACCGGCGTCGTCCTTGAAGACAAGGCGTAGCAAGTAGTCACCGCGCTTGGTAAATAGACTGTGCGTCTTAGGCCAGAGGACAAGGAAGCGACCGTTGCGGGCACTCTCGGTATTGAGCGTTACCCCTGTGAGGTCAATGCCTTCGTTGTCTGAGCCAAGTAACTCAATCTCATATGTGGTGTAGCCCGCTAGATTCGGCACGTTGTTGAACTCGTCTAGGACGGTGACAACCAACGGCTGCTGTGGAATCTGACCCACTTCATATTCTGTAATCATTAACTATCCTCCATGTGTAGTAGTGCTGACGCTGTAGGGAATCGAAGAACGACTACCTGCGCGTCGTAGTAAGCGGTGTCAGAGTCACCGTGTGCCTCTGCACTTGCCGTTGCCGTGCTTAGGTCGATGACCTCACGGAATGAACCGGCCGCGGCTGACGCCTCAGCGGTAAAGACAAGTACGTCTGCGCTTGTCTCTTCTAGGTCAGCCATAATCTCTGCCTTGGCATTGGCCCTGACGGTTACCAAGTCAGTAGCAACAGAACGCTGTGCCTCTGCGCTTGGCTCAATGGCTGTGGCGCTAGCAGTAACGCTTTCAACTGATACGGCTGCGTTTCCATCGGTGTCGATGTTGTCGCCAATCCACTTCAAGCCTCTGTAGTGCATGGTTGGTGCAGGCATACGCTCTTGCTGGTAGCGAGGCGTGTAGGTGATTCCCTGCAAACCATCCTTCTTTTGGCTGATGGTGACATTTCCGTTGTTGTCGATGGTTACGGACGTGTCGTTGTCGGTGTTTCCACTACCGGCCCAAGCGCCACGCCACATTGACCAATCCCATTCACGGGACTCAGCAGTCTCGAAGTACGGCGCTGTGTTCTCAGGAATCAAGTCCCTAACACCGTGCATCAGTTCTGGCGCAAGGTCAGCGAACGACTCAGAGAAGTTCACAAAGATACGTCCCTGAACCACCTGACCACCCAAGGTAGAACCAGGCTCAACGGCAATGCTTAGCGCGTAGTCCTTGTATGGGTTGTCTACTAGAACGTCTTCAACCCATTCCTTTGAGCCAAAGGAAGTGACTACCGTTCCGGCCTTGACGTTTGCGATAGGCGCGGCAACGGTGCCGTAGTAACGCATGAATGGCGATACCGGCCCGCCACCGTAAGCCGTGCCGTACCAAGAACCACCACGGCCACTGTGGGCGCTTCCCATCCACCTGAACTCATCACCAACGGCTAGGCCGTCCGGCTTGTCGTCCCACTTCTCAGCGAAGAACTCAGCGTTGTTTGCTGCTGAGAAGGCGATAGCGTCAACTAGCACGCTTCCGGCAATGTCGGTAAGGCCAGCAATGGCCTTACGTACACGCTGGTTGTTGTTTGCGTGCTCGTCATCGTAGTAGTTAGCCAAATAGTCGTAGTTGACCCCAGGCTGAGGACCAGGCGTAGGGCGTGGTTCCCAGATGGTTGAGTTAGCACCGTTAGGGTTGCTGCCCCAAGGGTTAATCCTGGCTGCTCGCAAGTCACGGCTGGTAGACCTAGAAATGATTGTGTCTACAGCCTTCTTTGGCTCACGTAGCGTTGGTACGTACTCAATACGGTCAACGATTCCGAGATAAACGGCTAGGCCAGGGTCAGTGACAAACAGTCCGCCACCGTCAACGGCAAACTGCTTGATGCGGTCTAGCATCTTCTCAACCTGCTGGCGACCGGTAAGGCCACCGAACAAGGCTGGCCTGTCCCACTGCTTGTAGTAGTCCCAATCGTCAGAAGACATTGGGAAGTTGATTACGTTGATAATGTCGAAGTCGTCTAGGTCTAGGTCTTGGTCTAGGTCCAATAGACGGTATTCGTCCGTAACAAAGTCCGTGAACGCTGGCGCGTTGTCTGGCCTCTGAATGTTGTACTGGAAGACCTGATAGTCACCGACCTTGATACCGGTCGTGTTGTTGCTACCGGCGTAGGCCAAACCAGCGAACGAGAAGCCCTGCGGCGCTCCACTCATGTAAAGCGTCTTCGTTCCAACGCCCATGTTGATGGTCAAGACACGCTTTGCGTTTGTCTTGACAGAAGCGTCAGTGACAATCTCAGCCACAGAGCGAGCGGTTTCTACGTAAACAGGGTCGTATCCGTAGATGGTGTCGTTCTGACGGTTTACTTGGTCCTCGTTGAAGTGGGCACGGTCGAAGTACACAACTTCTGTCATGTCACCTTCAAACCAACGTGACACAGGTACGGCTAGGTACTCAGGCCATGAGTAGCCAGGACGGCCACCGATGTAGTCAGGGAATGAGAAACCGTAAGTGGTACGCCTGATTTCCAACTTGCCGTCAATGTAAACGTCTACCTTGCCGGTGCTTGGTCGGGTAACGGTGCCCGTCTCCATGCTGCTAGCAAGGATGACGTGGTGCCATTCACCGTCAGCCAAGTCAGTTGTGCCGGTAAAGCCAACGGTCATGTAGTCGGCTACTGGACCCTCAGGCGTGCTGTTCCATACCTGATATTGCAACTTGCCGTCAACCAAGTAGAGGTCACGAGAAGGCGTGTCCTTGTTGGCACCACCGGCCACAATGGCGCGGCGGTAGTCGTCCATACGCATAACAAACTGATTCTTCTTTGTTGTGCGGATAGAGAACTCTAGGGTTCCGTTGTAGTCGTAGCCTTCGTCGTTGGCTTCCAACTGCTCAAACATGCTTGTGCCGTTGAAGTGGACGTACTTACGTCCGTTAGGACCACCGTTGAGACCGATGTTGGCATTGATGTACTTACCGGAGAACAGTTCGCTACCGACTCGCGGTACCTCCGTGGTGCCGCTCGTGATGTTCATACGGAACCAGACAGTTGGGTTCAAGAACATCGTTGAGAGGAAGTATGGGTCTTCCTCTTCTGTCGGCACGATTGGCTCACCGTTAACATCGGTTAGACCGATGACAGTTGCGGTTGAGGTTGCGCCTGTAACGTCAACGATTGCGCCAGAAGTTGTCTCTACCGTCACGTCAGACGCGCCAGCGGTTGCCGTTACTGCCGTAACGTCAACGGTGGTAGGTAGACCAACAATCACGTTGTTAGCCGTAGCGGACGCTGTAACGGTCTCTACCGTATTGTCAGAGTCAGGGGTGACCTCAGCCACCACAGTCACGTCGTAGGCGCTAGAAGAGGCCGTTGCGGTGCTCTGAGAGGCCAGTGCGGAACCAGTGACGGTTACATCGTTGGCTAGAGCCGTTCCAGTGACCGTAGATACGTCGATGGTCTCCGAGTGAGGGACAACCACGTAGTCAGCAATCAACTTTGGTGCGTTGGCTCCCTCGCTGGTCTGCACGATGCGCGTGAGGTCAGACCTGACCAAGAAGCCGTAGAACGGCTTAGTGGTAAGGCTGCTTACGTCAAACGACTTACTACCGGTGCCGGTTGGTGTGCTGCCAACTGCAACGAATGAACCGTGAGTGTGCGTAATATCCGAATCGGTGTACTCAGCCGTAATTGGTGCAACGCTGATTGTTCCCGCGCCAGTGTCGCTAAAGGTCAATTGCAAGAACGTCTTGACCTGGCCCGCGTCTGTCCAGTCGGCAGGCAAGTCAAAGTCAACCAAGAGCATGGTTGCGCCAGTGCCGGTCAGCGTGACGCTTGAAATGCCGTAGTTGATTGTTCCTGATTCGTCCGTCGATGCGTCACGGGTAGGCGTAGCAAAAGCCCTCGTTGGCATTGCCGCAACGTCAGCGGTAGCCGTAAGGGTTGCAACCGTGTTGGTGCTGCCCAAACCAAGTGAAACGTCATTGGCGGTACCGGTTGCCGTTGCTGTCGCAACGTCAACGATGCTCTGACCAAGTGTTACGTCATTCGCCTGTGCCGTAGCGGTCTGTGTTGCTACGTCAATGGTGACGTTTGTTGGTAGTGGGGCAGCGTCGTAGTGCGCGGCAATGCGTGTGCTGCTCAATACGCTGTTGTAGACGGCAAACTCGTCAATCTTACCGGCGATAGCACTCGTGCTGTTGTCACCGATGTACAAGTCACCGTTGCTAGAGAAGTTTCCAACGCTCTGGCCTGCGCCAGAGTCCAGCACCTTAGTCTTGTCTACCCAGATTTGGTAGGTACCAGAAGAGTTGGTTGCTGAACAAACGATGTGGTGCCACTGACCGTCATTTACTGCGCCGGTAGAGGCCGTGTAAGTTCCGGTTACGCCCCAATTGAATTGGACGTAACCACCGGAAACAACGTTGACGGCCCAAGAACTGCTACCGCTACCCCAACGGGCAATAGTTCCCGTGTCCGTGCCCTTGTACCAAACCTCAATGGTTGTACCGCTTGATGGGTACTGACCGTACAAAGAGAACGCCGTAGCGTTGGAGTTGGCAGAGCCGTCAAAAGTACATGCCTTGCCAGAAATGCTGTCGCTCTCGTTGAGCGTGACACCGGTTCCCTTGTTCAAAGAGGTTGTGTAACCGTTGGAACCGGCGTTTGCGAATGTAGTACCGCTCGTCTCGTCCAACTTGAAATAGTGGATAGGGGAGTCGGCTAAGACTTCTGAGTTGTAGGTCATAAACAAAAACAGCCGTAGGGTGGGCTCACGCCACCACTACGGCTGGTCCTCCTAAAGTAAAGTGGTCAGGGGCCACAGCAGAAATGCTGTGGCTACCCTGAGAGATAATGTGCAGAGTGGAGGTAGAGGCGCGGCCTGACAGAGCAATTATCAAAGGCCATACACCGGCAGAGAAGGCTTGCGCCACCACACGTACAACGCGGGCTGCTGCTACTGCGCTCTCTACCTCCACTACTGCGTTCATCAGGCTACGGTTACGGAAAAGATTCCGTCTGCTCCCCAACGAACAATGAAATCACCGTTGCTAGACGCACGGTCGGTTGTGAAGTCAAAGTAAGCAATCAAAGCCTTCTGGCCGTTGGTTGCTCCTGAGTCATCGTAAACGACTGCGTAACGAGCGGTAATTGTGCTGCTAGACCAAGTAACGTCGGCAGCGTCCAACTTCAAGGTGTTGGTAGAGGCGTCGTAAGTGACGGTCTTGCTTGCAAGAGCCGCGCCACCTGCGGTGTAGCCGGTACCGGTTACCTCGTTGGCAACTACGTCGTCCCAATAGTCGTGTGAGTCTTGGTTAGGCGTGTAGGCAGACCCGATAAGTGCCACCTTGATGGTGTCACTGTCGAAGTCAATCTCCTTGTTAAAGGCTGCCTTGAAGACGTTTCCATACAACTTACTAGCCATTTAGAATCACGCCCCTGCCGTAATTTCTACGACGCGAGCAGAGTTGGCCTCAGCCAAAACGAACGCACGGCGGGCACGCAACTTCAACTCAATGTTGTCGTTTGCCCACTGTTCCTCAGTAGAGACCTTGCTCTCTGGGCCAGAGCGGACACCAAGAATCAACTCATCCTTAGCGGCTACAACAAGCAAAGCGTTACCGCTTGGGTTGTCGCTGTAAGTAGCGTTGGTCTTTGCACCGTATGACCAAGCAACCTGATGACCAAATAGGGTTGGGGTTGCCTCACCTAGACGAGTGTCAGGGTCAATAACAAAGTTGCCGTCTGCGTCCTTAAGAGAACGGAGAGCCATCTTTAGGGATGGGTGAGCGATGACGACAAGGCCACCCTTGCGAGCGGTCTCCATTTCGCCAATTGCTTCTACCAAGTGGTCGTAAGTAAGCGCACCAGCGGTAGCGGTACGGTTACCAGAACCAACGGCACGGTAGACAGACTCGTATGGTCCGCCTGTGCCGGTTACACCAAGAACAGCGTTGTCTAGAGCAACTGCGTAGTTGCTTAGCCAGTTCTTCTTAGCGGTGTCGAGGAAGTTGACGATAGAGTCTTCGTCGTCCTCAGATGAAGTCGCAAAACGGTTTGCGAACTTGTGAGCGTCAAGAATGACGCTGTCTAGGTCAGGGTCGTTAAGTGGGATAGTTGCGCCCTCGGCAACAACGTTTACTCCACTGTCAATGAAACGAGGAACCTTAACCTGGTCGGTCTTCATGTTGACCTTGCGGGCAACTGACTCGACTGCGGAAGTAGTGACTTCCTTTAGCAATACGTCAGATTCGTACTGGACTGGAATCCAGCCGTTATCGACGGTTAGGTCTGTAAATGCCATTGTTTAGTTCAAATCCTTTTCAATAAATTTTAGTGATTGGACCTCCAATCGGTAGTGCGGTGGCGCGTCCGCGCCCTGTCATTACTTATCGGGGTCGAACCACTAAAACAATCGTCCGAAGGATTTAGTGGTTCAGTCCCTTCAATTTTAAATTAAGCGTTCTAAAAAAGCCAAAAACTATTGTGTTCTACGCAATGCGGCTACCTGTGCCTGAGAACCGGTCAACTGCTGCTTAGCCGCTCCCTGGGCATGAATGTCAGCACTCGACTTACCGGCGCGTGTCTTTGCGTCAAAGACCTCTGGGAACTCAGACTGTGCCTTGGTGATGCGGTCCTCTAGACCGTCCAACTCGTCAGCGTCGTTAAAGTCCAAGTCCTCTAGGTCGAGAAGCCTTAGGACACGCTCAGGGTTCTTGATGCCCTGGGCTGCTAGAGCGTTCTTTACAGCCTCGTTCTTGGCACGGGTACGCCACTTGTCGTCTGCGCCCTCTGACGGCAGATACTCAGCCTTGATGCGCTCAATCTCAGCGCGGGCTTCCTTTTCCTTCTCGCGTAGGGCCACTAGGTCAGCCTTTGCCTGCTCGTAGGCCGCTAGTAGTCCCTGTGGGTCTCTGATTTCTTCTGCGGTGTTGTTGTCCGTCATCTTTTAATCCTCCTGTGAATTTCTTGTGGGCTTACGCCCTTCTCTCTTGCCGCTTGGGCCACTAGCCACTCGGCAAGGACGTTTGTAATCTCTTTTAGGGTGAGGCTCTGGCGGGCTACCGCCAGAGCGTCAACCAATCGCTGTTTAGGCGTCACGCTGCGTCCTGTGGATTCTGGTTCTCCACATTGCGTTCGTCGTTCTGAGGCTGCGTGCGTACCTCTGGGTCACGGCCATAGCCAGCGGCTAGGCCGGTATCACGCTCTTCCTTGGCTTCTGCCAAAGTGCGTTCAATGACCTCTTCGTCATAGCCCATTTCACGCATGACCTGAGCGGTAGAGAAGCCAATGTTTCTCTTCTTCAAGCCAGCGTCTAGACGCTCCAACTCGTCAAGGGACTCAATGTCTACCCACTTGACTTGTACGTCTTCGTCTAGGCCGTTTGCGAACAGAACGAACTGGAACATCTCGCGCCAAGCCTGACCAAAGGAAGCCTTGCGCTCGTTGACCTTCTTGATAAGCGGTGCCTCAGCGACTCGGAGAGCCTGACCGGACGGCACGTTGCCTGTCTTTTCGAAGTAGTGCAGTGGCGTGTTAGTCAACGACGCCATAGAGCGCACGGTGTTCTTGATTGGTGACCAGAAGACTTCTGGGTCAGCCGGTGTGAACTGGCCTACTTGGTCAACGTTGTTCACGTACCAGAATTCGCCCGGACCGTTCTTAAGAGAACCGATGTTCTCTCTGTCTGTGTCGCCTTCGTTGAAGTCGGCAATCTCAGACGAACTACCGGCCTTGCTCAGCGCGTAACGCTGCGGCGCTCCCTGGTAGTCAGCCACGTACATGGACTGAATGAACTGCTTGTTGATGTAGTTCTGTGCGTCGTAGCCGTCGCGGTGCTCCGGCTGTCCATAAGGACGACGGGTGCGGAAGTGGAAGACTGGAACCTGACCAAATGGGTTCTCAATCGTCTCTAGGTGCGTCCAGTTGGTTCCCTCTGTAACAGCGGTGCCCTGTGCGCGGTACTTCTCAATGGTGTCCGGCCCGTAGACGTTAAGGCGTGTATAGCCTTCTCCGTCCTCCCACATCTTCACGGCCTGCAACTTCTGACGGCCTACCGGCCCGTTTGGGTCGTAAAGGATGCTGGTTGTAAGAGGGGAGTTCCAAGAAATCTCTAGGTTGCCCTCTTCGTCAGGCCACACAATCGCGTACGCTTCTCCGTACACAAGTGCTGACCTGTGAATCTCGTTGGCATCAATAAAGAGTTCGTTGAACTCCCATGTGTCATTGATGATTTGTGTACCGGCGTCAGACGTTCCCTGAATCGCAGCAATCTCTAGGCGATGCGATACAGCGTCTACAACCGGACGGCAGAAGTTCAAGTGAGCGTTGTATCCGGTGGCCTTCATGGCCCTACGGAGACCTTCACTGGCATAAACCTCAGGCGTTACGCCCTCGTAGTATGCCTCTGCCTCTTCATATTCCTTTCGGCGCTCAAAGAGCGCAATAACTTCATTCTTTAATTGCATGTACCTTCATCAGAACTCTAAGTATCTGATTGGTTCACCTCTCTCGTGTTGTAGTTCGTCTAGTTCCGCCTGACTAAAGATGAAAGCGAACTCTTCACCCTTAAGCCAGAAGTGAATCTTGACCTGTCCTTCGTAGTAGGCAACATCTGCCTTGATTGGCATACGCTTCATTACGCCGCTCCTATGTAATTTGTCTGCCTGACACTTACGTTCTTGCCAGGCGTGTTGAAGTACAAGATTCCGCTGGACAATGCGTCCACCAAGTCATCGTGTGGCACTCGTGGGAACGCCAACATCTGTTCTTCAAGGTCGGGGAAGTGGCGCGTGTGCTTCACACGGCCCTTCTTGTAGTAGTCGTGAGCCTGACCGGCCCTGACTTCCTTCTTTTCTGTCTGACGGACGCCTCTGAACTTGGCAGGGATGCCCTTAAAGACCTGCTTCCAAAGGTCACCACCCTGGTTCGTCTCGACGTAGACCACCTTGGCCCCATAGACAGGAATCAGTTCCTCTACGTAAGCCCTTAGGTCTTCGGAGTTCTTGCGGGTCTTCTCAGCGTGACGGACGTATAGCCCGTCAGGGCCTCTAGAGATGACCACAATTCCGGTGTAGTCACTGGTTCTCTTGGTCGTAACCGCTGGGTCAACGCTAATAATGGTGTTTCCGTACTCTTCCAGCGAGTCAACAACAATGTCCTCTTCGTTCCAGTAGCCACCGTCTAGACCTACCGGGCGGTTCATCATCTGCATGGCGAACTCACGGGTATGGCGCTGGCTGTTCAGCCAGGCCATAGACCAAACCTCAGGCCAAAGAGACTCTTCGGAGCCGTCATCATTGGTGATGATTGCTGGGAAGTAGTGACAGTTGATTTGGTTGTCCTCCACCCACCTGTAGGCGGGGTCTAGGACGTTGTAGAAGCCCTCTAGAGAGCCGAACTCATTTAAGTGGCGCTCTCGTGCCTCTCCTACCTTCCTAATTTGGTCTGTGATGCCGTCAGGCATCGTGGTAGTACCAACAAAGACCTTGATAGCAAAGGGATTGAGGTAGAAGTGCGCGTTGAGCACGGTGTTGAGTCGCTTGGCAGCCTCGTGAGCGGAGTAGTTGGACTCGTCAGGCTCAATGTCGTCAAACAGAATCACGTCCGGGCGCACACCTTCACGGTTAGCACCAAGGACGGCGTTGTCAGCACCGGCCACTTGGAAAACAAAGTTGTTGGCACGCTGGGTCATGTTGCGGTTGTTCAACATGTCTCGCGTGGAGTTTCCCAGCCTCTTCGCGGCTGTGAACTCTGGAAAGTCAGCCTTAAGCAACTCGTTGGTCTGAATCTCGCTCTGGAAGTTCAGCAACCAGTTCTTAGACTGAGTGTCCGAGTTAGAGAAGGCGATGATGTATCGCTTGTGCCCGTGGGCACCAGCCCACGTAGGCAGAATCAAGAAAATCCATGTGCTCTTGCCACACATTCGGGGGGCAATGAACGAGTCATGGCGCTTGTTCTTGGGGTCCAAAGGGAACGCCCATGACTTTGCGTACTCAATAACGTCTAGATGGAAGTCATTGAGGCTTACGTCAGCAATAGTCTGACCCTGGGACTCGTTGTAGAGCATGTGCGGCATATAAATAGCCGCAAACATAAGCGGGTCGTGCTTAGTAATGGCCCTACGGCCTTCACTTGTCTCTAATAGTCGAGGGTCAACCTCTCGTAGTGCTTGTAGTAACTGCAACTTGTTCTAATAGCGTACTTTTCAGGTAGTAAAAAATGTATGTGTAGTGGAGATAAAACAGCAGGAGCCGCAGGTTTAGACGTGAAATTTGTTTCGTTGTGCTGCTAATCCTAGTTTTTTACCCCTATTAAAAGGGAACCCATACTACCGCCCACACATGGCTCGTCATCATGGCCTCTGACCTGGGCAAACAGTTATTTCCTGTCTTATGTAGGTCTCATTAGGCCACACATGAACCATTGTTTACTGGTCTTGTAGACTATTAGCCTCCTGTTCAATGAGTGTGTTACGTGCCTTCTCTTCGTTGAGTAGTTCCATCAGGGCAATGTCTGTGTTGTCCTTGGTGCGCGTCTCACTCACGCTGGTTGCCTTGCCCTGTAGTAACAGCCATGTGTTGCTGTACTTCTGCAACGCCTCACTCATCTTCTTGTGCTCGTCTGGTGTGAGGTCTGAGCGCTGTAGGTCTTCATGGACACGCCTGATTCCTTCTTGGGCTACTACCAAGAGGTCTTCTGTCTCGTACCAGTCGTGATGTGCCTTGGCTTGTGCCTTGATTTCATCAATCGGTACTTCAATACCGGCGCTGTCACACCAGCGCTTGGCTGTGCCCCATGCATCTGGATAACCCAACTTACGCATGGCCCTTGTGATACCGATTTCAACTGTTAGTTCTAGGAAATCAGCCCTTTGCTGGTCTGTATAAGCCTTATTACTCATATTTTTGCTGTACGAGGCCGTGTTTAATAGGTCTTACTTATTTATCGGTTCTTCGAACCAACCTATAACTACTGAGTCATGACACTCCATTGGTGTTCCGTTCTGTGCAATCTTGCACATCTCACACCAATACACGGTTACTCGTTCTACCTCCTTAACGGGTGAAGTCATATCTATTACGGTAGACTATGTGTTCTCTTAATACCAAACGAAACGCTACCGGCGAACTTTGCAATCAAGTTTTTTTTATATTTTTCTTTTTCTTTTTTCGTTTTTGTTTTCTCGATTGACTCATGCCCATAGGGGGGGG